GAACCAGCAGGAAAACTTGAGGGGGTTAGGCCGGATGTTGCTAGGTCTAGCGTCACGGGTACGCCTCCAGATACTACTCCATCTTTAAAAGTAATTAGGGTGGAAGAACCATCTACCGTAGTCTTAGTGTTCTGGAGTAATAGCCCGTCCTTAGTATACACTTCAAAGGTCTCGCCCTCAGCTAAGAGATAAGGGACAACAATAGTCGGCTCAGTAGCGTCTGCCTTAAACTCACGCTCTACCCTGCGGTCTAGGTGTGTGTTGAACCCAGAGGGGTCTCTGTATTTGTTCTCCAAAGGCATCTTCAACAGATGCGTCTGCCCCTTTACCGCCTGAACGATAAACAAGTCAGCGTCTACGAAACATAGGCCCCTGATTCCTCCCCCGCTAATAGTAAACTTACTCCATGAGCTAAGAATCTTTTCGTTACCGCTGAAGAAATACTTATAAATGTAAACGTCCGTCCCATCAGTCAGGGCGAGTAGTTCCTCAGAAGCCGCGCCTGACATCGCCACTAAGTTCGTGGGAATATACTGAGGAACGTGAGAAGTGACTTCGTTAGCGTCATACACGTCCCTATCGACGGTCATGGTAAACTCTCTAACTCCCGTGAAACTTCCCCTTCTGAAAGGAAAATAAATATAAGAGCCTAGAGATACTGGAGCAACGGAGCTGTCGCACTCATACTCGGTAATAGGGTTTGCTGATACAGTCTTAATAGTAAGAAGGTCTCCCCCTCGTAAGACGAACTGCCCAAATTCAGAGAACATCACAAGGTTGTCCTGAAAAGGAACTGCACTCATTAGGTTAACTACATGAGCTGAAGAAACCGTAACGTCGATTGTGTCGTTATCTAACAACGAAGCTACGGACATCCTGTAGAAGTTGTAATGCTGGATGTCATTAAGAGCATCATAAGAGCCGAACTTAACTTCGGTTAAACTAACTGAAGCCCCAGAAAGAAATCCAAGTCTTCCTTTAAAAGAGAATACCCCAGTTATCGTGCTTCCCACAAAAGAAGGGTCTGGGTTGGTATTATCGTCTCCAGCCAGTAGCCCATCTAAAGGCATATGCCCAAGCTCAAACACATTTTCAGCTGTGCTCCTGAGCATCAAGGGCATCGTGTTAATGTTAAAATGGTTAGGAATATTTGCCCCTCCGATTTCATACCAGCTGCCTTGCCCTATTTCTCCATCAGGGGTGGTTTCATCGGAACCCGCAGTAAGAAACTGGACATACCTATTGTCTGTTTGCTCCTCTAGGTCCCCTGCGATTTCTACTTTATACCTATGGGGAGCCACAGTTGGGAGGTCTGTGAGAGCTGTGACTGACTTATGAACCACGCCTACCCCTTCTCCTCCCATGCTATCTACCGGATGTATTGTCCAGTTAGGTGAGTCAGGTCCTGTTACCTTACCTATCTGTGGAGCTAATAGTTCGGCGGTGAACCCATTAGCGTTAAGGTTCGCTAATCCATTATTAGTCCCAACCGCTTCGGTGTGCTCAAGCTCGCCTTGTGCATCATAAACCGTTTCTGTGTCATTGCTAAATAACCCTGCCAATATAGTGTCTGCTTGCGCGTTCTTAGCTGTGTTAAAGAATTTACCATCAGCTTTCCTTTGGGACGCTCCTGAATACCAGTGATGCTCGTGGGGAGAATTAGCATCTCCGTCTATGTTGATACGCACTCCGTATTTCTTTTCGTAGTCTCCCTGCTTGATAAATACTAAAGCGCTTTTGTCTAGTGGCCTAGTTTTAGATATAGGGTCTTTGCTTACGGGTTTTTTCGTATTCAGTACATAGGTGACATCCCCAGTAGTCATCAAGCTAAGGTCGTCTTTAGGTACTGTAGGAGTAACGGAAAGAGTAGCTACTCCTTCTCCACTGTTATCAGTAAGGTAACTAGCGCTATCTAAAACTAAGTCAGAGTTCGTCCCTGTTATAGTGTATTCTATGACGCTCTGTAGCTCTCCTTTTGTCGTATCAAAGAGTGTTATACCATCTTCTAGGCTCTCTATTTTGAGTATATTTTTGTCTTCTCCATCCCCCACTGCCATTAAGTTGTAGCGTTTAGCGCTAGTCCACCCACCACCTACAACCTTTAAAGTCCCCACTGGTGTAGTTCCATCATCATTGGCGGCTATAACTAAAGGGCACTGTGTAGTTATTTCTATGTCAGCGCTACTCGGCGCTCCTGCGTCGTCGTTTGTTATTGTAAAGGAGTTTACCAGTCCTCTGTATTTCTGGTCTATTCTCGTTTGCTTTCCTGTAGTTAGATTATAGGCCGAAATTGTCTTATTGTCCGTGCCTTTAATAATAACAACATACCGCTCATTATTATCCCTTTCGATAAAGTGAACCTTAGCATTAGCATCTAAAGCAACTTCAGTTAGCAGGGTAGCAACGTGCTGAGTAGCTGGACGCTTCTGTAAGCCATCCACAACGCTCGACAAGGCGTTCTCTTGCTCGGCGCATTGGCCGGGAAAGCGTACCGCATCAGGCTGCTGAGAGACGCCTTGGATGAGGTTAGATACCGAAGAGTTAATCAGAGGCATTTTATGAAATTACATTGTATTTACGATTAACTCCCAGTCTGTAGTAGACATCAGAGCTATCGAAAATGGTCCGGTCAGAGGACTGAGAATCAAGTTCCTGAAGACGCGCCCGCGCTTGCATCTCATCAGCAGCAATGAGCGATTCAAGCTCACGACTACCAACAATACGCCCTTGGAACACACGAGACGCTCTGAGGGTTATATAACGTCTCGCTGGTTCTGGGAGGTCAGCCCATGTCAGCTGCTCGGTCAAATCAACTTCAACAGTGGATGTGAAGATAAAGGTTTTGTCTTTTCGATTATATAAATACAACCCCCTTTGGACGTAGTCGTCTGACTTATCCACCGGGTCTACAAACAAAGTGTTGTCTGGCAGGCGCAGCTTACCGTCTGCCTCAAGAATTGGCTCATACTTACTAATCGTGTTGAAGTGCCATTCCTCAGTTTGAACTTCTTTTGCGATTTCACGTAGCGTGGTCAAAGCGATACTTCCCGAAATAGGAAGAGCAGCTGTGTCGGCTAGGGAGTTTACGGGAGCTTCACCAATATGCCCAAGCATTTGGTTTACGCTTTCGAGTTCTGTAGTTAGAGCCATAAGAAAAAAAGGGGGCCTCCGCAGAATAAACTACGAAGACCCCCTCAAGGGTTATTGGGTTGATTACTCAACAATACGGAAAGCAGCCTCAGGCCGCAGGACTCCGTGACCCATTGCATACTTAGCCAGCATGAGCGTGGCTTGCTTAGACATTGAGTATTCGGATTCCACGGCGAGGTCGAGGAGCTTCACGGTTCCGATTGCGGACGGGTGTCCGGCAAGGAACTTGAGGGTGCTCAAGTCGCCGTTGTAGCCAGTAGTGCCACCAAACGGATTGTTAGCTGCGCCACCAGTCGCTGACGTATCATCACTTTCAAGGTCTCCAGCAGCATTACCGCGCAGGTCTTCAAGGTGATTACTGACAACGATTCTAAGACCGTGAATCGACGGAAGCGATGCCGAAGCTACGTTACCGCCGGGACCGAAGTCGCGGTTAATCGCCACAGTGTCCGCACCCAGAAGGGCGTAGAACTCCTCTGGAGGAAGAAGAACAAATCGACCCTCTTTCGGGAGGTCGTTTTCGTCCATCTTCTGTGCGATTGCACCAAACAGCTTAACAATCTGAGCGGCTGTAGCTGTGTATGCTTCTCCCAAAGTAGTACTAGCGTCTACGGTGGTTCCAGCTGGAGTAATACCAGAGATATTGGCAGCACTGTCAGCAGCAGCAGCAAGCGTCTTCATGGTCGCCAAGTCGAAGCGCTTAGCAAGAGCACGACCAAGCTCAGTCGCATATACGGACCTGACCTCGTAGTGGTTCTTAAGCTCATCGATGTTAGCGATGGAAGTAGCCGCCAGAAGTACATCATCAATACTGATGGTCTTCTCGGTATGCTTGATGGTCTGGTTGTAGGTAGGCGAGGTGCCTCCTTCTTCAAACACATCGTGACCGGGAGTATGGTACTTAGCGGTTGCGGTCCCAATTACAGGGAATTGGGCTGTCTTACCACTCGAAATAGTCCGAATGGTGTGGAGCGCTTTCATCACGTTCGCTTCTTCAAAGGTCGTCAAGACCTCGTTTGCGAACACCTTCAAGAACAGCGCATTATCTTGGTCGAAGCTTCCGTCAGTAGTCAGGTTTACACCAAGACGCGACGGCTTCAAAATGCCTTCATTAGCCATTGTTTATAGTCCTTTCTTTAAGGGGTTAGAATTTAATTTACCGTTTCAAGTCGTTCCGTTCACGCCGTTCGCTCTCTAGTGTTATCCTTTCGGGCACT